TACGTTCATAACCCCCGAGGCTACGCAAAAAGGTTTCATAGAGCCTACTTGGTCGCACGTCGTAACCAACACTGAGAACGCACTGCAACGTGAATTAGAGCAAAATGGCAGCTTTTAAGGTATCAGTAAATGTTACCTTTTATCGTGATTTGATGCAAAAAGAGAGGCAATGATGAAGCAGTTTCGCAAAATGAATACTTTCTATTACGAAATCAGTTTAGCACGAGAATTACAGTTTACCGTGTTCAAAAAGCGTGGTGCAAGTAATACAAAGTATTCAGCCCTGGGGATTACGTGATAGGTGTCACAGTTACCTTGAAAAAGTGTTACCTAGTCTGTTACCTCTCAAAGCCTTTGCTGGATTGAATAGTAACAAGGTAACAGTAAGTAACAGTAATATTTATAAAAGATATTTAATAATAGAATATATAGTATTAGTGCATTCTTATATAGTTTTCTAGACCATATGTTACCCTGTTACCGTTACCTGCTCTAAATAAGTTTACATCCCTCCAACTTTATGATTACAATCCGCACATGACTACAAAGACACCATCTAAGAACGGTAAGTTCTTGGGCCGTCCTTCTAAGTACGACCCCGCATACTGCGACGCCATCATGGAGCTCGGCAAAGAGGGCTTATCGCGTTGGCAGATCTGCTCGCGCTTAAACATTGGCCTCCACAACATGATTGCTTGGGAAGGCGCACACGACGATTTTCGACAAGCCTTGGATCAAGCACGACTTGATGCGCTCTCATACTGGGAAGACTTGGCGCATGATCACATACGCGAAGCTCCTGGCGGCGTGAGACTCAACACTGGGTTGTGGAGCCGAAGCATGGCAGCACGCTTTCCTGATCAGTACCGCGAGAACTCCAAGCTCGAGGTCACAGGCAAGAACGATGGGCCGATCCAAGTCGACATGGTGCATGACTTCTCACAAGACTTGTTGGATGATCTCCTAGCTACGCGCCAAGCCGATGCTAAGCCAAGCAAGAGCAAGTGAGTTCGCCGATCGGATCCGCAAGGGTCCTGATCTTAACCTCATGCTACCTGAGCGCAAAGCTGCGCACAAGGCTCGACAAAGCTGGCTGACAATAGCCAATGACCATCAGGTTCCGCCACCCGGCGATTGGTGGAGCATATGGCTCTTGCTCGCAGGCCGAGGCGCAGGCAAGACTCGCGCAGCTGCCGAGTGGCTGTGGTGGGAAGCATGGACTCACCCCAAGACTCGATGGCTTGTCTCCGCGCCCACATCATCCGATGTCCGCGACGTTTGCTTTGAAGGCGACTCAGGTCTGATCACTGTGATCCCGCCGCAGTTGGTCGATCACTACACTCGGTCGCTTCACGAGATATACCTTATCAACGGCACGCTGATCAAAGGCATCCCTGCTTCAGAACCGGCTCGATTCCGCGGTCCGCAGTTCCACGGGGGCTGGTTCGACGAGCTGGCTGCATGGGACTACCTTGACGACTCTTGGAACATGATTCAATTTGGTATGCGCTTGGGGCAAAAGCCTCTGATGCTATGCACCACAACGCCTAAGCCCAAGCCATTGATCGTGGATCTGGTGAACAGAGATGGGGAGGATGTGATATGTACCAAGGCCAGCACGTACGACAACATCCACAACCTCGCCCCATCGTTCCAAGCGCAGATCCTGCAGTACGAAGGCACGAAGCTCGGACGCCAAGAGATCTACGCCGAGATTCTAGATCCTGAAGAGGCCGGCATCATCAAGCGTGATTGGTTCAAGCTGTGGGACAACGAGAAGCCGCTGCCTAGATTTGAGTACGTGCTTCAGTCTTATGACTGCGCGACCAGTGACAAAACTAAGAACGACCCGACGGCCTGCACAGTGTGGGGTATCTTCAGGCCAAGTCCCGATAAGGCTATGAGTGTCATGCTCATCGACTGCTGGGAGGAGTACATGCAGTATCCTGAACTGCGACCTAAGGTGATCGAGGAATCGACTGCCATTTATGGCGATGAGAATGAGTTTGGTCACGGGAAGAAGGTTGACCTGATCCTGATCGAGGACAAGTCAGCTGGCATCTCCCTCATCCAAGATCTGCAGCGTGCCGGCTTGCCTGTGAGAAGCTACAATCCCGGGAACGCGGACAAGATGATGCGCCTCAACATCATATCGCCTATCATTGCCAAAGGCCGAGTCTACATTCCCGAGTCCACGGTCAACCCGGGCATGGCTCGTGATTGGGCCGAGCCTTTGATTAGCCAGTTATGCGCTTTCCCCGAAGTCCGTCACGACGACTTGGTGGACTCCACATCTCAAGCTTTAAGAGTTTTGCGAGACTTAGGGTTAATTTCGATCGACCCGGTATACAATGCGGAGGACGACTACGAAGAAGATCGTCCAAGAAGGGTAAACCCTTACGCAGTCTAACATAAGGTGCGCACATGGCAGCAATCTACGATCAGCAAGGTAACTATGTGGGCGATGATGGCGCACCTAGTCTAGATCAAATGAAACTGGAGCTGGTCAAAAAGAACCAGCCTCTGTCAGCTCAAATCCCCGGTTACGACCGACCAATCCCCCAAGCGCAAGCCAAGCCTGACCCTCTGGGCTCAGCTGCTGGAAACTTCACCGAGTTGGCAACCAAGTTCAATCCGCTGATGATGGCCAAGTCCATGCGCGAGGCTGCAGGCATTGTGACCGTTCCTGCTGTGGCTGCGGTCAAAGGCGTTGGTGAAAGCATACTCACATCACCTGCTGGCACATACACTTCAGGCAAAGCACCGGCATACGCCGAGCAAGTTGCCAAGCAATTCATGGAACAGAACGCGCCGCAAACGCCAATGACTCATGAGTTCGCAGGCGCGATTGCTCCGTACATGGCCGAGCTGCCTGCGTACCTTGGGCATCTATCAACCGGCCGCCCAGCATTTACCCCTAATGATCTGCGGGTTATGGGCGCTGAAGCCACAAGGGTAGGCAGGCAAATACGCGATATCCCTACAGACTTTGCCAATGCGCAATCTGGCTTGCAAAAGTTAGACCCAATCACAGGTCAGCCAACTTATGGCGCCAAGCTCCAAGGCGTGGCTGAAAGTGTTGGCGACATCATGGCACAAAGGGAAATGCAAGGGTTGCCACCCATCCCTGGGCTCCCAGCTTCCATGCAGCCAATGAATCCTAAGCTGTATGCCATGCGACCTGAAGGTTCGAGGCTTACAAACGCGGTGATACCTGAGACTTCTAAAGTTAGCCCACAGCATGCAGTGACAAAAGAATTGATAAGTGACGTTGTTGGTGATGGCAACATTACGCCTTTGCAAACGTTGGAAGATATTCAAAACAGATATTTGCGGCAGCCTAATGCGGAAGATGCACGTGATGCGTTTTTTAACTTCTTGCAAAAGAAAGCCGTTGAGATGTATCCAGATGCGCCAAGCCCAGGTGAAGCGTTAGATGCATACAAGGCGCGATTCTCAAATAAAGAAGCTTCAGCGCCGCATACGTTAAACATGTATAATGAGTTTTTGCAAACGCCTGAGGGCGCCGCCATTGCTGCAAGAGTTGACATGCCTACAGCTGAAGAAATTGTTGCAAGACATGAAACTGCAGTTAACTGGCTCAACTCACAATTTACTAATTACATCAACGAAAAAGTTGGCACTCCAAATGAGCCCGGCATTAAGCTTGCAAGTCAAGGTCTGACTTACGCGCCGCGTGGTGATGTCATGGAGTCAGCGCATACAACTGATACTGAGATACAACGCAGACGTGAGCAAGCTGGAATGCCTGCGCTTACTGCTACTGACAAAGCGCTTGCAGCAGCTAATACGCAATTACAAACTTTGCAGCAGCAAGCAATTGATGCGCTTACTGCTAAGCGTGAGCAAACACAGGCGGCAATTGATGCAGGCTATGGCGCACCCGGCGGCCCTAATCTTGGCCAGTTTGAGCCATTTGCACAAGCATCCCGAGCAGCGGATAAAGCAACCACGGCACTTGACAAGCAGCGTAAGTTGGTAGACAACTTACAACTTGGCGCTGCGTATGAGAACGCCATTGACACAGCAATTAAGGCGCAGCCTGCAGATGAGCTATTACAAAAAATTCCGTATGAGGAAAGACAGTTTTATCCTGCGTTGCAGAAGACGCCTACATCTGAGAACGCGTATACCGCAAGCCAACGGCAATTAAGGAATCTTGGCTTTGACGACATGGCACGCAAGTTCTATGACGACGTTATGTCAGGCAAGATCCCGTTGGATAAAGTGCCAAAGATGACTGTTGAGAAATACATACGCGATACTGCGGAAGGTCGTATTGCTGAAGAAAAGCTTGCGCAAGCCAAAGAAAAGCAATTTAAGATTGATGCTGACAATCAGTTTAAGTTGTCAGCAGACACGCATATTCCTAATGACAAAATCTTTGGCAATGTTGGCGCGTTGGAGATCACCAATCGCTTTACGCCTGAAGAAGTTGCTAAGCTGGTCAGTGAAGACACTTTGGCTTTGGACGTCTGTATTGGCGAAGGTGGTAATGTGCGAGGTAAGCCAAACCCTTGGCACCCCGGCACCGGTGATCGTCAGTACATTCCTATTTACGACATTGTCACAGGCCAACGCAACCCTGACGCAACCAGCCCAAGGGGGTCGTACATTAACGCGGTTGCGCAAGGCTCACAAATGGTGAGCTTTAGAGATACAGTAACGGGTGAGCCTGTTGCTATTTTTGACTTTAACCCTAGCGCATCTGGTAAATACGACATTAACTTTGCATCAGGCCGTAGGAATAAAGAAGTTAAGCCTGCGTATGTTGAAGGCATTAAGTCTTACCTTAACAGCCGTGAAGACTCGATTCGCGGAGTTAGTCATAACTTAAATGACAACTTAGATATTTATGATAGCAAGCGCATGTCAAATAGCGCGCTGGCTGATATCATTAATATGTCTGTGTCTGAGTTTAAGAAGTACGACGTATCAAATCTGCCAAGGTTTATTACACGCACTGACTTGCGCAATTACATTGAAGCCCTTCAAGCCAATGAGCCGCAAGTGCCTGTGCCTGCCGTTATGTCGCAACGCCCTAGTGAAAGCTTAGACGCGTATGTTGCAGGCGCTGTATCATCGTCGATTGATAATGTGCTTGACACAGTAAGACGTGAGCTTGAAGAAGCAGGCGAAGATCATCAAACTTCTACTGCAGTAGCTTTCTTTGAAGATACTCGAGATTACTTTAACGCGTACCAAACTGCGCAAGGTCCTGTTCGCGCATTAGAACTTACCCGTCAGCGCTTATATGACTTGGAATCAGAATACGCTAATAGCCCACGTATAGTTTCCAATATCATTGCAGAAGGTATTGCGGATCTAATGGATGACATAAGCGGATACACTGATTACGCGCGCAATCGTCAAGCCGCTGAGGAAGCGCAACCACGCGCGGCAATTGATCGTGTTGAGCGTGGTGACTTAATGCCTAACATGAGCGCAGACGAGTTGCTTGCGCAATACCGCGATCGGTTAACGACGGATCAAGCGCAA